AATGCCAGCTTTACGCTTACGAATTGCCGTCAATTGGTCAAGATTTCTATAGTTTGCCGACATATTCGAGTGCTTTAAATTTTGCGTTTCTTTCGGGCGAACTGAGTTACTTTGCAAAATCTAACATTCAAAACTCTATTTTCCCAGCCTTTGCAATGATGTTTCCTAAACGTCCACAAAGCGAAGAAGAAAAGAAAGTATTAAGAGACACTATAGACCGAATGAAAGGCGCGCAGAACGCTGGAAAAGGTGTAGCATTTTTCGCAAATAGTCCAGACCAGTTGCCAAAAATTGAAAGCATTCCGACGAACTCTAACGACAAAATGTTTCAAGAAGCTAGCGGACTAAACACCGAACAAATCTGTTTTGCGCATACAATCGACCCTATCTTAATGGGTGTGCGTACAACTGGATCACTAGGTAACGGCGCAGACATTAAACAAGCCTATATTATTTTTGAAAAGAATGTAGTTATTCCTTTGCGCGAAATGGTAGAAGAAGTCTTTACAGAATTGCTTTTAATCTGCAAACAAAAAGCGGAATTTACTATTAAGAATTTCCAAATAATTAACGAAACAATTGTAGAAGTAGAAGGCGACGCTAGTAAAACACAAGACGCGCTTAATGCAATGAGTCCACTAGTAGCGACAAAGGTACTTAACACAATGACAACAAACGAAGTTCGCGCCCTTGCGTTTGCACCTATCGAAGGTGGCGACGTAGTACCAAGTTCAACACCAGCAACACCTTTATAAAATGCTATACTTTATAACAGAAACATATTTAAAGACGAACACACCTATTACGGCTAACGTAGACGTAACAGACGTAACGCCGTACATTAAAACGCAGTCAGACCTACGTGTACAGCCCATTCTAGGTAGTGTATTTTATAACTACTTACTAGACGCGTACAATACGCAGACGTTAAACCCAGACGAAGAAACACTAGTAGGTTTTATTCAACCCGTAGTGGCGTGGCGTTCTGCAGAAGACGCTGTTTTTGGACTATCTTACCAGCTTAAAAACAAAGGTCTTCAAACTCAAAACGGCGACTTTTCAAATAGTGTAAGTCGTACAGAAGTAGTTTTCGGAATGGAACACTTCGCACAAAAGGCGTCTTTTTTTGAAGCTAGATTAATTAAATACCTACTAGCTAATAAAAACTTATTTCCAGAGTTTACTAGTGAAGAAAACCGCGACACGGATTTACGCCCACAAATAGAAATGTGTGACTGCGTAGGGACTTGTTACGGACGCTGTGGACAACGCTACAATGACAACGGATATAATAACGCTATAATGGTATTTTAATGAAGTCTAAGCTATCTGTTTTCATTCTTTCGGCGTTCGCTATTCTTTCACCAGTTAAGCCACTTATTTTAGTTGCTGTTTTAGCTATTATTTTAGATACGTGTTTCGGTATCTGGCGTAGTGTTAAAAAGTCTGGCTGGTCTTCTATTCGTTCTAGACGTTTAAGCCACACAATTAGTAAGTCTTTGCTTTATTCGGGCGCTATTGTGTTCATTTTCTTAATGGAAAAGTACGTAGTTGCCGACATTCTAGGTCATTTTATTGCTATTGACTTAGTATTAACTAAAGCATTTACGTTCTTTTGTGTAATTACAGAAGTTAAAAGCATTAACGAAAGCTACTTTAGTGTAACTGGCGTAAACGTTTGGGACAAGTTTATAAATTTTGTTAAACGATCTAAAGAAAATTTCGACGAACTAAGATGAAAAAACTAGACATACAAGCTATTAAACAAGTACGTTTAAAAGACAATCAGTATTTTGCTGAAAGTTCACCTAAGACGCAGATCTATCTTCACCACACGGCGGGAAATGGCAACGCAGAAGGGGTTTCTAGATATTGGAATGGTAACGACAGCCGAATAGCTACGGCTTTTATCATTGGTGAAAACGGAACTATAGTTCAATGTTTTTCGTCTAAGCATTGGGCGTGGCATTTAGGAATTGACCAAGAAGACTTTGCACGTAATGGCGCTAAGTATTCAAACTTAAATAAACTTTCAGTAGGTATAGAGGTCTGCAATTGGGGCTACCTTAAAAAGAAAGGCGACAAGTATTATAACTATGCTGGTGGTGTAGTTAATCCGTCTTACGTTACCGAACTAGAAACACCTTACAAAGGTTATAAGTATTGGTATAAATACAGCGACGCACAAATAGAGTCTTTACGCCAGTTAGTTGAATACCTTTGCGAAACCTACGACATTCCAAAAGACTACAGAAGCGAAATCTGGGCTATTGACAAAGAAGCGTTTAAAGGGACTAAAGGAATTTTTACCCATAACTCGGTTCGTAAAGACAAGTCGGACATGTACCCAGACCCCCGCGTTATTAAAATGCTCGAAAACCTATAACAGATGAAAGTTTCGATAATTATTCTGTCGCTAATTTCTACTATATTTGCGACAAGTTGCAGCGTGAACTATCATTTACGTAAGGCAATTAAAAAAGGCTATAGCTGCGACGTGGATAGTGACACAATTACCATTTCATCTATTGACTCAATTCCGTACGTTTTAAGAGACTCTATTTTTTGGGAGAAGGTAATAGTCCAAAAAGATACAATCGTTCGTTATAAGCGTTCCTACGTACCTAAAACGCGGTTTCAAACTAAGATTGAATATAAATACAAAACAAAAGTCCTAAAATCGGACGTTGAAAAGATAAAATATAAAAATAAATACATAACAAAGACAAAAATTAATTGGTTATTTGTTATTATTGCATTCGTTATAGGATTCCTTACTAGGTTATCTTTTAGCGAAACCTTTAGAAGTAGGTTAAAACTTCTACCTAAACTTTTCAAATGAATAAAAACAAAGGCGGGCGTCCAGTAGTAAGCAAAGGCGTTCCACGTGTGCGGTTAAGTCCGCAAGAATTCGACCTAATTAAGCAATATCGGGCAATCAAAGACAAGTCTAACGAAATGGGCTTAAATGAAAACGATGTTAAGCACGGCTGGATAAAAACAAAAGATGCTAGTTTGTTCTTTGCGAACCCTAGTTTTAACGCTGGTAAAGAACTTGACCTAGACTTTAATAAGCTACTAGAGAACGCGCCTAAATTAGAAGTAAAGCCTAAACAAACACGGAACTTTAACGGGGCTTTTGACAAGCTAGTTTTTACAGATGTTCATATAGGAATGGACGCTAGCGACAAGGGGCGTAGTTTATACCCGTCCGAATGGAATGAAGACATACTTTTCGAGCGTTTGTCTAAAATGATAGACTACACACTAGCTAAACAGAATTCGAACATCTTATATATCTTAGATTTAGGCGACTATCTAGACGGCTTTAACGGACAAACTACACGTGGCGGTCATTCGTTACCGCAAAACATGAGTAACCAGAAAGCGTTCGACGTTGGTTTTCTTTTTAAGACTATGTTAATTACCCAGCTTTCGCCGTTCTACGATAAAATCTACGTTCGGAATATTTGTAACGACAACCATAGCGGGGACTTTTCCTACTTTGTTAATCAGTTCTTTAAAACGTATGTCGAAAGGGATTTAAAAAACGTCTTAGTAACTAACCAGACTTTGTTTATTGATCACGAAATAATAGGCAATAAATGTTTTGTAACGACACACGGAAAAGATACGCATAACATGAAGTTCGGTTTTAAACCAAAGATTGACCCTAACCAAATAAATAGAATACTAGGCTATCTAAACACGAACCAACTATTAAACAAAGGCTACGAAATTATTTTCGAAAAAGGCGATAGTCATTTATATTTATTCGATTCGTCTAGTAGTGACGTGTTTAAGTATTACAATTACCCAGCATTTAGCCCGTCTTCTAACTGGGTGGCTACTAATTTCCAGCTAGGTAAAAGCGGATTTATACATTTTAACTACGATTTAGAGCAAAAGAGTATAAACGAATTCTTTTTTTAGTGTATATTTGAACTTTCATAATAGGTTTTTAAGAATTAGGGTTAGCAGTTGAAAGCGTTAGCCCTTTTTTTATTAAATATTTGTCCAGTTTTTTTGACAATTTACTGGACATTAATCGGTTTTATTCCGATTATCTAAATGAATTTTACCTTTGTTCTGTTACAAGAATGTCGCATATTTACCCTTGTTTTGTTACAAACATTTGCCACTATTTTTATTTAGTGTCTAAAATTTGCGTGAAAAACCCTAGTAAAATCAAGCAATTCAAAAATAAATGTAAAAAACTTTAAAAAAAATGTTTAAAAAGTTTGGTAGTTCGGATTTAGTCTTTATATTTGCATATAATTAATTCACAAACACACAAAAAAACAAGTTATGAAAACGAAAAAAGAAATGAACGAAATTATTTTAAAAGAGTTAAACGACTTGTGGAATGAGTACGAGCAATTCAATGAAGTATTAGGCGCGGACCACGAAGCTACGCAAAGAGCTGCGACACGTTGGGCGTCAATTAATGAACTAGTAATAAAATTAGGACTATGAAAAATATAAACTTACAAGAATCATTTGGCGACATCTGCGCGGGTGTAATTATTTTAGTCGTAATTAGTTTAGCTGTAATTAGACCTTATGGCGCGGAAAACACGAACGAAGTAAAACAAGAAGTAACAGAAAAAGCCGTTAAGCAAAGCAAAGTATTAGAAAAGTACGGCGAATTAATAACTAAAAACTGGTAACAATGTTTGATATTTTAGAATGTGAACTAGACGTATATACGTTAAATTTATCCTATAGCTATAAAGGCTTTATTTACGACGTTGTCTGTGACTTTGACTGGTTAGACAAAGAATATAACGGGAAAATGTTAGACTTTAGTTTAAAACCAATTAAAGGCACGTATTTTAGTGGCGAAGTAGGTAACGACGAAGAAGGCGAAATAGAAATAACGCCAGCTTATTCTGAATGGCTTTTAGAAATGGTAAGAGAATACAGAAAAAAACACATTTATTTTATGTGCGAAGAAGAAGAAAACGAACTAAGAAAATTAGATTTAAATTTAGAAGACGACAACCCTCAAAACTGGCATTACTATGGTATTTAGACTACAACGTATGGTAAGGTTCTGGACGACCAAAACCACCCATGAACACGTAAGGGGTTCTTTTAACGAAGAACTTTATAAAAGAATTTGTGAAATTAAATTTAATCAGAACTTATGAAATATAAACTGGTATACTACAGCGGTTCGAATGTTATTCACAGCTGGACTTTTGACAACAAAGCGTTGTGTAATTGGAAAAAGAAAGAATTAAGGTCAAGGGGACTTTGTTTATTAGGTAATTTTAGAATAGAAAAAGCATGAACGAAGAACTAGCCAGAGACATTTTGTACAATTACTTAAAAGACAAAATAGAAAACAGAAAAGAATTGCCTATATGGGACGAAATAGTAACGACAACTTACGAAAACAACGTACTAGCTTCGTGGACATTCAGAGGGTTATTGCAATACTTGTATAAAATAAACGAAGAAATATGAACGACAAAATAATAGAAGTAATCCGAGTTTTTATTGAACGCGACCAACTAAACACACCAAACAGAAAACGCCAACAGATTTACAAAAAGGCGTATTTACAGCACAAGCTAAAAGAATGCGGACTAACTTACAAGGCTATAGCTGAAATGTTCAATATGACGCACGCCAGCGCTATACATAACATTAAAACGCACTACATTTTAGTTCAATACCACAAAAACGAATACGAAGCGTATATATACGAATATTTAGAGACTCTAGACGGCTATAAAGTAGAACCAAAAACACGGAATTTAATAGAAGACATTAACAATTGTGCTAATTTATACCAGTTAAATAGAGTTAAACGCTGGATTCGTGAAAAAAAATACGAATTAGATGCAACTTTATTAGAGTAATTACGTTATATTTGTAACTGGCTTGGTTCGACATTATAAAGCCTTAAGGAATTATTAACCCTTGTATTGAAACGGAAGTCGAACCCCGTGGATATGCGAGGGTTTTTTTATTACTAAATTTTTACAATGAGTGGATGGATTAAATTACACAGACAAATTTTAAACTGGGAATGGTATTCCGACAATAACGCCTTTCGTGTTTTTATGCACTTACTATTAAAAGCTAACCACAAAGACAGACGTTTTAAAGGTATCGAATTAAAAGCTGGTAGCGTGGTAACAAGTCGCGACATTCTAGCTATTGAAACGGGTTTAAGTGTTCAACAAATTAGGACTAGTTTAGACAAGTTGAAACTAACCAACGAAATAACCAGCGAAACAAGTTCGAAAGGTACTATTATTCAGTTAGTTAACTACCAAAAATATCAGATAGCAACCAGCGAAGCAACCGCAGAACAACCAAAGAATAACCAGCAAGTAACCACTAACAAGAATGTAAAGAAAGAAAGAAGTATATTTAAGCCTCCTACTTTTAATGATTTATTAGAATTCTGCATGCAAAATAACTTAGATTTAAACGCAAATGATTTTTTAAACTATTACGATTCTAACGGGTGGATGGTTGGTAAAAACAAAATGAAGGACTGGAAAGCTACAGCCAGACGCTGGGCTAAACCTAAACAAGAAATGATTTATGATCCATTGTACGAAAAAGCTAAAGCGCTAGGATATGTTAAAGACTAAAGGACAAGAATTAAAATACCTAATTGACTACAAAGAAGGTAAAATAAAACAAGGTTTGGGGTTAGATTGCCTACTAGACGACTTTCTAAGGTTTAAACCACGTCAACTTAACATTATTTTAGGTCATGACAACGTAGGTAAGACGTACTGGATTAACTGGTATTTTCTTTCTTTAGCTTTAAAGCACGGAATTAGGTTTGTTATTTGGTCTGGTGAAAACCAATACGGGCAAATTTTACGCGACATGATACAAATATACAGCGGACAGCCTTTTAAAAGTCTAAACGTTTCGCAAATTACAAGCTATTCGACTTACCTAGAGCAATTCTTTGACTTTGTAGACAATTCTAAGCTATACAAACCAGAAGAACTTCTAGACATTTTTAAGAAGTCGGACGCTAAAGCGTGTTTAATAGACCCGTATACTGGACTAGATAGGAAAATGGGTTATGAGGGTAACTACGAATTCTTAAATATGGCGCGTCAATTTGTTAATGAAACGGGAATGACTTTGTATATAAACACGCACCCGAACACTGAAAGCGGGCGCGCTGGTAACTTATTTCCAGACAATCACCACTGGAAAGGTCACCTTAAGCCACCCATGAAAGACCACATAGAAGGCGGTAAGGCGTTTTTAAATAGATGTGATGATATGTTTGTAATACATAGACTAGTTAAACACGAAGAAATGAAGTT